ACTGCCTCAGACATTCTTACCGCTCCTTATCTCTTTCCACTTCTGTTGGAGTGCTGCCTTCATATCATTCCCGTCCTGAGAGATGGCCTCGTTCAGAGTGAGGAATTTTTCATCCAGGACTTCAAACTTAGACTTCGACGTGTCTATGTTTAGTGGAAACAAGAGTCCGTCTTTGCCTGCTCGGTTCTTTGCCACGAACAGTCGACCAGAGCCATTTGCCTTCTCGGTCGACTTTCTGGAGATTGAGACCACGAGGTCTGCAACCATCGCCTTTCCGTAGGCTTCGCTCATGTTCTCAAGACCGACAATGTCTGAGTTTGCGGAGTCCCTGTTGGCCTGGGACGCAGTCCAGATCGGAACGCTGATCTCCATCGCGAGGTTACGAAGCTCCTCATAGACCAGCTTCAGCTCATGGCGAAGAGAATCGAACGACCGGGAGGACCTCATGATGTCGGCATAGTCGATGAGTATGACTCCGGGCTTGAACCCCTTGAGCAGAAGCTTGTCGAGGTGATTCTTAAGGGTCATGACGCTGGCAGTGCCTGTCGGGTACTCCTTGATGATCAGTCGACCGTACTGGTTGTTCTTGTAGTGCTCAATGACCTCTGCCTTCCTCTCACAGATCTCATTGCTTGGAATGTCGAGCAGGTTTGAGTCGTACCGGAGACCAACTGCCTCCTCAGAGAGCTCAAATGTGTAGTGGACCACATTCTTTCCCTGGCGCATTGCGTTCGCACCCATCGCCGTGAGCCAGTGAGACTTGCCGACACCGGTGTTCGCCACAACAACGGCAAGCTCTCCACGACCAAGACCGCCGCGCAGGATGTCATGGGCATCGAGCCTGACCACACCGGTCGGACAGACCTGGCGATTGCTCTTGGCGAACCGGGTCTCCATGTCCTCAAAGAAGTCATGACCAGTCGTGTTCGCCATTCCGATCGAGACCGCGGTCTTCATGAGACCGACAACGGACTCGTAGTTGTCCTTGGAGATCATCTCGACCGACTTCTCAAGCGCCTCCTTGAATGCTTGACGCTTGCAGAAGTCCAGAGCCTTTTCCTTGACGTAGCTGTGGTCTCCAATGTCCGGGTTTGCACGCATGCGCTGGAGGAACTCGACGACCTGCTCCTTCAGAATGATGTCGCTGTCGTTGACAAGGGATTCCTTTGCGATATTGACCAGTAGCTGCGGAGTTGGGAAGGTGCGGTACTTAGTGAAGTACGAGAAGTACTTGTCACTCAGGAATGTGAGATAACGCAGCTCGAAATAGTCGGGGTGCATCACCTCGGCCATCTGGCCAGCCCACCTGTTGTCAGTTAAGAGGCACTGGAACACCTTTTCCTGGAAGTGCTTCCCATATTGGGCGAAGTGGGCGACATTACCCTTTGGAGACAAGCTATGTACCTGCTCAGACATTAATACCTCAACGGTTGAGTAGTGAGATTGACATGAAGAACTTGTTGACATCGAATCCCTGGATTCCATTCTGACTCAGGGACCTGATGAAGTTCATCTTATTTGGCGCGGGCGCAGGAGTATCGATCGAGTATGTGAGCTTCTTGATGTGCTCAGCCGACAGGTTTACGATGTCGAGATACATCAGTTGCCAGTTCCTCTTGGCCACCTCTCCCTCTTCCGCGACGTTTTGGAAGAGCTGCACCTTTGAGGACTTCGACAGTTCCATGCATTTCGTAACTATGTCATCAACTGACACGTGTTCATCACCTGCCAGCTCTGGAAACCGTTTCATCATGGTGGGGAAACCAGCACCTTTTACCCCTGGGAGACCGTCAGAGCCATCTCCAACAAAGCACCTGATGGTGCAAAAATTCTCTGGACCACAGCCGAAGCGCTCTCTCAGCGAGGCTGGAGTGATATAACACTTCTGACCTGGAGACCAAACGGTGACTCTGTCTTCCGAGAGAAGCTGATAGTAATCCTTGTCCGAAGAGACAATGACAAGCTTCCGATCCTGAAAGCAATTCTTGGCAATGTAACCGATCGCATCATCAGCCTCGCAGTTCTCAACGTATATCTGTTTCACCCCTGTCGATTTCAGGAGATTGACGATACAGTTGACCTGCTCATTCCTGTTCCCAACTGTGGCAGGAATGTCGTCCTCGTAGTATCGGTTGAGCTTTGCAGGGCGGCGTCCATTCTTGTAGTCTGGGAAGATGGCGCGGCGGCGAGCCGAACCACCACCTTCCCAGATCACATAGAGCCGCTCCGGCATGTTCTCATCTACGAGGAGCTGGAGCGATTTCAGGAACCCGACCACGCCGCCGACGTGATTTCCGTTGGTGGACATCGATGGATTGACCACAAAATGGCGCATGAACAGATTCAGCGCATCAACCAGCATGATCGGGCGTTCCATCAGTAGTCCTCGGGTCCAGCTCCCATCGCCTCACCCATCTCCATGGCGACGGCACGGACCTCCTCGTAGGACTCAGGATCGATGTCGATGTCATTCACGCCGACCGTCGTTCGGATGAGTGCCTTTGCCAGCAGACCATCGATCCACGGCTTGTACGTGGGGTCCTTCCAGAGGTCGCCGAAGTCGGACTTGTAGAACTTCTTCTCCGCGACGACGTCGTTCTTCTCATTCACGACCTTGATCGTCTTCCAGGCACCGGTACCCTCAATAGTGACCTCGTGGTCATTCACCATGTCAGGACCGTGCTCGCGGAGGACGTCAAAGACCTCCTCATGCTCCTCGATTCCCTTGCCGAAGATGATCCGGAACTCCACCTTTCGGAAGGGCGGCGCGACCTTGTTCTTGATCGTCTTGCCCCAGACGTGGATGCCGATGACCTCACCCTGCTTGTTCTCGATGTGCTGGCCAGCGCCAAGCTTGATTCTCACTGAGGAGTGGAACGGGATCGCCATGCCACCGGGAGTCGTCGTCGGATCGCCGTGCATGACACCGATCTTTGTGCGGATCTGGTTGAGAATGACGAACAGAACGTTCTGGTCACCGATGACGCCGGTGATCTTTCGCATGCCCTTCGAGATCGCGCGCGCCTGGAGACCGATCGTGTCCTTGTCATAGGCACCCTCGAGCTCAGCCTTTGGAGAACTTGCCGCAACCGAGTCCCAGATGATTGTGATCGGGACGTCCTTCTGCATCGCCTTCGCCTTCAGGATCGTCTGCTCGGCAATCCCCAGCACCTCTTCAGTACAGTGCGTGTCGACATAGACGAACCGCTTCGAGACATCGACACCGAGCGCTGCCAGGTTCTCGACCGAGGTGCCGTTCTCGGTGTCGATGTAGACCACGATTCCGCCCATCGTCTGCGTGGAACGGGCAATCTGGGTCGCAATGTGGGACTTGCCGATCGAGGGAGGTCCAAAGATCTCAATGATGCGTCCCTCGGGAAGGCCTCCATTCGCGCGGTTCGAGGTGATGAGATCCATCTGCTTCGAGCCGGTCGAGATCCACCGCTTCACGTGGGTCGGAGAGGTGTCAACCGCCAAGTTGTACGCGATTCGAGATCCGTGCTCCTTGTTCAGGGACTTGATGAGATCTGAGGTGAAGTCATCCTCAGAGCTCGGTGCCTTGTTCTCAGCCTGCTTTGGTTCTGCTGCCTTTCTAGCCATTGTTTTCTCCTGGGAATAGTCTACTCAAAGGCCCCAGGCTGTATCACCTGGGGCCTCGAATGCTGACTCTTAGTTCAGCTTAAGAGTTACTCGAGATCCGCGAAAGCGTCGTCGAGGCTCTTGTACTTGGCGGCAACATCGTCGGTCTCAGACTTGCTGGAACCCTTCGAACCACCACCGCGGCTCTCACCCTCATCCTCGTTCGAGGAGGCGGAGGACTCAGGGGAGCCCTGGTCGCCGTTGAGCCAGGCATTGACGATGTTCTCAAGCTCCTGCTCGGTCTTGAGCGGGTACATCTCAAGCAGGTTCGGGATGGTGCCAAGCCACTCCTTCGCCTTCTTCTGGTCCTCGTTGAGCTTGGAGATCTTTGCACGGGCAGTGACCTTGGTGTCGGCGTACTGCTTGCCAGGGGCCTTGGTGCACATCACTCGGACATCACGACCCTCGAGCGGATCGGTGACATCACCGTAGTCCTCATCGAGCATGATGTTGTAGATGTCCTGCAGGACCGTCTTGCCGAACGACCAGATCCGGACACCCTTGTCCTCCTCGCCGCGGACGATGACCGGAGCGTAGGCACGCATCTTCGGGTAGAGCTTCTTGGCGAGCTCGTAGGACTCCTTGCTACCCTCAGCACGGAGCTTGTTGATCAGGTCCTGGATCGGGTCGGGCTTGCCGAACTGGTGCGGGGCCAGGAGGCCGGGGTTGTTGCCGACGTTGTAGTAGAACCAGAGCTCCTTGAAGGGCTGGCCCTCATTGTCCGGGAACGCCAGGAGGCGGACCGTGTATTCCTTGCCCTCTTCGGGGCGCCACATAGAATCGCGGCGACTACCACCACCAGAGAGCTGATTGAGCTTGCGACGGATCGCATCGAGATTGACTGCCATGTTTAGTACTCCAAATGTTCAGATTGCAAATGTTCAATGTTCAGTAAGGACTGTTCATGTGAACTTGCCGGAGGATTCCGACAAGGTGATAGTAACTGTTTAGTGTGTAGTTTTCAACGCTTCTTGCGATGCGTCATGTAGTATGGCTTTGCGCCGCCGAATGCACTTCCAGCAGCCTGAGCTGGGGACTTCCGGCGCTTGGGCGCCGGATCGTTCGGGTATGTAGCACTCGTTCCCATGGGAGTGATTGCACCGGCAATTGCGCCGACACCGACCGACTCATCTGGATTCTCGTCCTCGTAGCCCTCTTCATCGTCATAGCGGGTGTCCTCTTTCGACTGGTCGGGCTCGCCCATGACCTCTTCCACTAGGATCCTGATGTAGCTTCTAAGTGCGGTGCTCATGTGACTAAGTATGCTGGAGAGCTACTTTTTACCCTTCTTGTTGATGCTGAGCGTGGGCTCAGGTTTCGTTTCAGGCTCAGGCTTGGTCTTCACGGGCTTCTTGGTCTTTGGATCGATACCCCAGACGCCTGACTCATCCGCAAAATAGAGGATGATCTTTGGCACGCCCTCTAGAATCTCAACGTATGGATTGCGGGTGTATCTCGTGTACCCCGATTTTACGCCGGCGTAGACCGCGTGGCGCATGTACTGCGCACCATCTCTTGGTGAGATCTCTCCGACGGTGATTGACACGCCGTTGAGATTGTTGACCTTGTCCTTCACCACATGAAAGTCAGTATAGGCCTCAGCCATGGTGTCATCACCAGACGTGACCTCTTCGACAAATTTCTTGAGTGTTGCCATGTCGCTATCGGCAGTGATCTTCGACACGCCAAGTCGGCGCATCAGCTCCTGGGGATTGTTCTCTGCAAGAGCCTTTGGAATCGCGCGGATCTCCGCCTTGTAGTTGCCCCCGCCGAGACCTGAGCCTCGAGTTCGCTCTTCTGCTTCGAGGATCATTCTGAGGATCTGGCGTTCAATGAATCTTCTGTTCATGGCTGTAAGTATTACTCCACCGCACGGACCTTGACGGGGAACTTTCCAAAGTCCTCCATCTCATAGCCGCCTGAGAGGGCGGTCTCGACAGTCTTTACCTGTGAAGACCGCACGTCGATCAGGATGGCATCATGGATGACGAAGATCGGCTCGAACTCGACGCCAAGTCCACGGAGCCTGGTGGTGAAGTGCCTGAAGCCGGCGATGGCAACATCGACCGCAGATGACTGGATCAGCCAGTTGAAGAGCACCGGATCTCGGACCGCTCTGCCCTTGGGTGCGATGATCGGGCGACCAAACTGGTTTGTGAACCTGCCGTGGGTCTCGATATCAGCCTTGATCTTCTTGATCGTCTGGTCGAACCCAATCCTGCTCCTGATCGACTCTATGACCTTCTTCGGCTTGATGTGCTCAGGAAGGGACTCGGCGAGGAGCCGCTCGCTGGCACCGTACATCGCGCTCAGGGTCGCGACCTTAGCAATTTCCCGGTTTAGCTGTCCGCCGAGAATCTCTCTGTTGACTTGGTCATACACATCTCCAGAGTCGCCAGGCATCTTTGCGATTGCCAGAGCCACACGAGGCTCAAGGGATGAGAAGTCGATCTCGAGGATCTTTCCATCAGAGTACCTGCTCCGCAGGAAGGATCTCACCACCTTTGCTGTGGTAAGGATCTGTGGCCCTGAGATTACGCTCGATCTTCCCGTGATGGAATTCGTTAGAGAATATCGTACCGGATCCATGAACCCTCTGAAGTCACTCGAGAAGGACTCGAGGGCATTTGCACTTTTGATCTCTTCACAACTGTTGAGCTTTGAGGCATCGATCTTTGCTGGCTTCATCGAGTTCATGAAGGCCAAGTTCTGGAGATAGCGTTTGGGGTACGAAGAGTCCTCGAATGCGGAGAACACCTTTCCACAGAACTCCTGCACCCTGAAGAGGCTGGCCTTGAAGTCAGCTGGCTCCATGTAGTACGAGAGCATCTGGTCTCCGATGCCAGACGTGGCGAGTGCCTTCGACATGGCAGGGCTGATGAGCGCCGGAGGAGTAAGCTCAAGCAGGTCAGCGAGGCAGTTGACTCCGGCAGAGCCAGAGTAGTCAATGTAGCTGTCTACTGAACCGCTCCTCTGTACAGTCCCATCTGCAAGAAAGAAGAGATCAGAGCTCAAACCAGTGAAGTTGTGATCCAGGCGCACATTCATGCAAGATCTTATGATGGGAACGCCTGATGTACAGAATTACTTGACGCCCGCCTTGTTCAGCACGCTCAGGGTCGACTCATAGGTTCCGTACGCGTCTGTGATCGGTATCAGCTTCGTCGAGGTCGTGAATGAACCAGGTTCAAGCTTGTGCTCTACTCCGCACACAGCGTAGATGTTGTCTATCGATGTGTTGGTCCCAAAGTCCACAAAGAACTGTTGCGTGTGTGCCAGGAATGGGCAGCCGAGAGTGTCGATCGAGATATCGAACGGCATTACCCTCATGGGAAGTCCACGGTCTTGCTCGTCAGATGGCGCCTGGTTGGGACCGCCTGAGTTCTTCTGTGACCGTAGCATGTGGATTGTCGTATCCTTTGAGTCATTCATGCTCTGTGCACCGGCACTCGTAACAGCCGAGTTGACCGTTCCGATGGTTATGGATGGCATGCAAGACTTGGCGAAGTACTTGACTTGCGGTGGACCGCCAACTATCCTGTAATAGCCGCCATTTTCCTTATTCAGCTGGAAGAGGTTCATCGCATTTGCCTTCTTCAAGACTTCAGCATCAATTTTTCCACCCCTTGCGTTCTTTGATATGACTCCCATGTTGGAGCTTTTTGCGGCTGATAGGATCTGACCGACGCCAGTGTACTTTCCAGCAACGGCGTCAACAAAGTGAATGCGGAGTATCGTCTTCTCAGATGCATCTCCGCCCATCGAGTTGGTGGAAGCGTTCACGGGAACGACCTCGAAGATCATATTGATCTTCGGCATCTTGAAGATGATCTCATCGCCATCTTCAGGAACTTCCTTCCCATAGTACGCCAGGCATAGCACCCTGTCTTTTTCCCTCTTTAGCGTGGCGGGAGCATTCTTGTCGTCTTTCAGCGTGGTCGTAGTCTTGCCAGTATCATCATACGTGTAGTACTTTGCGAGCCCATAGCCTGCTGAAGCCATGCTTGACAGGTAGGTACTTGTGGACCAGTTGACAAACCTTCCAACTGGAAACTGCACGTAGTGTTTGAGCTCAGTTGCAAATAGCTCCCTGAATCCCTTTTTGGCGGGCGTGGTTATGGGTATTGGAAAGCATGAGATCGGAAGCGGCTCCTCTCTGTCATACGTGGTGCCATAGTACCCAGCTCGATCATTAAACGTGTAGAAGCAGAGCTGGACTTCGTCGAAGTTTCCATTCGTGGCAAGAGGCTCGGCAACGTAAAGCTGCATGAGCTTACCGAAAGAGACGTACCCATCAGCACCCGTCTTCTGCGCATTTTCCTTGACCTTTGCGTTTTCGATAAAATGAGTCGAAGTTGGCAAGATCCAGGTCTTGGCAGTGGGCGAGCTTCCGTCAGTCTTGTAGAAAAATGGGTCCACTCCATTTCCCAGCGCCTTGTCTTTGTTTGTCAGAGAGTCAGCAAGCGTGTGAACTTGGGTGTCAACTTGCTTCTTGAGATCTCCAAGGCTCTTCAATAGCTCTGAGATTTGCGGAGTGGAGTTTTTTGTGTCTTTCCAAGCCTGCAGGAATTCATCGATTTCCTTCGACTTCTCGCTGGAGAAAACATCAGCGACGTTTGAGGGCGATATCGAAGCAATGACGCTCATGCCTGCCACGTCCTTCATGTCTTCATCTTTCAGCACCTGGACCCTATTGGTCCTGACTGCCTCTATCAGCTTTTCGATCTCCATCCAGGTCTGCTTTGTCTTATCATCGGCAGCTACATCCGTCCAGTTCACAGAGTCTACGCCTTTCGTCACCATGTCAACCGTAATCTCGACTTGGCCATCATCAGTAAAGCTGTAGGACGAGTTGTAGACGCCGTACTTTTCTTTGACTCGAAGAGAGTTCAGAAAAGCCCCTATCGGATTTTGGGAGTTCTGTCCATCTGGATGACTCCAGCCCCACTCTACCAGCATCTCAGTCTTTCCGAACGACGCAGGCTTTACCAACTCTGATATCTCTCCGAGCCTGGAACGATCATGCAGCGTGAAAGACATCTTTGCAGACTTTGTTGTCATCGTACCGCGAGTGGGCTGCACAGATATGTCAAAGCTCTTCAGGGTCATGAAGGGCCTCATTCGGTCGATTATCGTGGCAGAGCGATTTGAGCCTGGCATGCCAGGCCGTACATCGCTGGAGCCAGCACCAGGAGGATTGGCTCCTATCTCTGCAAAGTCTCTGTAGACCTCATCTGCGTTGATGAGAGTCTGGGGCGAGGTGAACACCTCCATGCCAGCGTAGCTTGATCCAGTCACGCTGGTGGTCGCCATGTCCAAGTCGGTCTTAGATTTTATCATCTGCGCTACATCAAGCGGGTACGTGGTCGCAAACGCCGCGTCGCCAGAGTTCTTCAGCTCAGTTCTTCCATTGAGAAACCTGAAGAGCGAGATGCCCTGTGGTCTGTTCCCAGAATCTTTTGGAGAGCCTGGTGTGATGATCAAGACATCGAGGTATGGAACGCACCTGCTGAACTCTATTGTCGGTATCGAGTTCATGAATACTGAAACCGCGCCAGTGTCTCTCTCTGAGAGGTTGAGGTGCTTGGACATGAATACGACAGATGACACATCAGGAGTCGACTTAGTCGTGGTGTTTACTTTCTGAGCGCCTACAGCCTTGTCAAGTGTGATTGGCACGCAGAGCTTTGCACCCTCAGAATTTGCCGTTCCCTTGACAATGTCATAGACGACAAAATTGATCGACTTAGCTGTGTTCTTGACGTTGTCAGGGCTTATTCCCTGCAGGGTGCTGAGATCTAGAGCGCTTCTTGTGAGTATCCCACCCTCACTGACGCTCATGATACGCTCAGCTATTACACTTTCTCCGCCGACTCCCTTGCCCGATATCAGGTCATCAGCTGTTTCACCGCTGGCAATGAAGTTGAAGAATGTCCTGCCAGCCATCGGGTCAAAGATGCTAGCCAACTCAGAAGTGGCCTTGGTTGCTAGCGCCACCGATGTCCTGTTGCTTGCTGCCATTTACCCCACCAGTATCGAGACTTGAGAGATGTCTGTCGGTATCGTGAGCACTGTATCTGGCGGCACTTGCAGAGCCCAGCCGATCTTTGATGCCGCAGCAATCACCCACCAGAGCGAAGAGTCTCCGTACTCTTGGCCCGCAATGACATCTAGCCGCATGCCATCTCTGGTCACAATCCTCTTGTATGCTATCTGGTTTGCCTGGACTGCATTGTATATGACGACGCCCGCTAGAGATGTGCCATATCTTGCGCCTCCGGCGATGATCGAGTTTCTACTGTAGCGGCTTATGGGCATTTGTCATTAAC